GTGTAGAAGTAGTTGACCGATGTGCCGCCTACGCCCGATTGGTTGGCCACCGCAGATGCTGTTGCAAGATTAAATGTAAAACCGTCTACAGATGCGGTTGTGACGGTGAAATCGATACTGTTAGCCGTCTGCCCGCCGAGATCGACGTTGATGTTGCTGAACCGGACGGTTGCCCCTGTCGTCAATCCGTGCGCTGTCGAGACGACCGCTACCACAGCCGAGCCACTCGTCGTCGTGAACGGATTAGATAGCTGATCGCCGGTCTCTTCCGCTGATGTCCCCTGGTTGCTGAAGACTTCAAGGATAGTCGCAGTGCTTTGCCTGAAGGGCCTGTTTACGCCATCGACGCCGAAGATGACCTCTTTGCCGGCAAACGAATGCTCGATGACACGGATCTTATTCACGTTGATTGCCGACCGCGTCTGCACAGAGTTAGCGGTCGAGATATTCGACCAGCCTACGCCACTCACATGTTCAAAGATCGAGTAGGCGCGGCTAACAGTAAACTGGATGTTGGCTGCGCTACTTTGCACCGAGGCGACCGAGGCTGCCGATGCGGTGAAGGTAAAAGAGTCTGTCGTCGCTACAGAAGTGACCGTAAACTCTTGATTTAGATTTAGCCCACCGAGCGTGCTGACATTCGTGAAAGTCACGAACTCGCCTACTGCTAGGCCGTGGCCGGTAGCCGTGACCGTCACCGTCTGGCTGCCGCTAGTCAGCGTCATCGCACCGACTGGTAGAGCCGCCGAGGTAGAGTCTGCTACGTTGCGACGGGCGGCGTAGACACGATCTTGGTGAATCCAAAGGCCCAAGACTTTGCCGGTGCCAGGCACGGTAGGATTTTCTGGGTCGAACGGTGCGAAACCATTGACGCGCCGGTATCCACCAAACTGTGATACCTCGAAGTTGGTGAGGCGAATGGCAGCACCGGGCTGCGAGGCGGCGAGAGTCAGGGGATCTTCGTTCGTGTAGAGGCCGCCCCGTGCGATGATGGTTGCGTCACGGTAATTATCGACCATCTACTTATTCCCATGCGGCACATTGATGATGTGACTTACGCGTGTGTCTCGTAGGTCAGTAAACTTGTTGACTAGCAGCTTACGCATGTTCTTGATGCCGTCGTCGAAGCGTTGGCGTGCGATGACCGCCTGCTGCGTGTTGTCTCTAAACATGTAGGCGTGGTACATCGTGCCATCGAGGACCACAGTCTTGAACGCGTCGGGCACAGACATCGTGTCGCCTGGATTGACTAGGTCCGTCTGAAACTTGAAGTAATCGTACTCGACGGTGTATGCCTTGTCGGGTCGCGGGCTGAAACCGACTTTGTTGTCGAGTGTCCGGTAGATGTAGCGTGGAGTATCGAAGTCACCGGTGTTGGCATTAGCATCGCGCTCGTAGAAGCGTTGGATGAAAGTGTCGAAGTTAATCTCACGTAGACGCCGGGCTTCGATGTTATCGGCGGTGCTTTTGCGGATACGAAACGAACCGTAGTCGGCGGTCTTGAGGTCGCTCTCTAATGTGTACTGATCCGTGCCAGTGGCAGTTACGACAGTCGCCGTGTTGTGGTTGAACGGAAACTCAAACTGCTCCTGGCTAATTTCGTGGATCGCGACGTTGACCGCGTCTTTTACCTGTGCGTGGAAGCCGATTGCGGTCAGGAAGTCGGCAGTCGTAATCTGCACTTCGTTGAGGCGCTTCAGCGCGTCGTTGACCAATGTAATGTACGTCGTTGTCATTTACGCTGCTTTCAGCCACCGTAGTGGCACCTCTTCGCCAAGAGTGTAGCTGCCTTTCGCTACATCTTCGTTCACGACCATGGTGAACACGGTGTTGCCGTAGGCGTGGAACTTAATCTTTTTTTCGCGCCCTAAAATCTGAATGACCTTCGCGGCCTCTTGCGCCATGCCAAGATACTCAGTGGTCGAAGGGTATCGCTGTGTTTTGTCGGCGCTTTCGACGGTAATGTGCTGGGCAGACGGATTAGCGTCGATATTGTTCCGGTTGATATTTTTAATTAGTTGTCCGCCAGGGTCATTCTGGTAGCCGCAATCGAAGCCAACTACATGTATTTCTCGATACCCGAGCCAAGCGCAGAGAAAGAATGCCTGGATGGTGCTATTCGAGCCGCCTGCGATCACTGGGTCTGGCATCCAGTTTACCGAGGAGATGGTGTTGAACTTGTAGATTTTGCAACCACGGGCCGTCGCAAACACCTCGGGCTTGATCTGCGTCGATAGTAGGTACGCAGTCTTTTTGTTTTTGAAGACGCGGTTCGGTTCGTTGTCGCCGGCATCTACGTGGATGCAGTAGGTCGGCGTCACCCCGATACCATCTAAATATTCGACGGTCTTAGATGCGAAAATATCCCCTTTCCATTCTTGGATAAGAGGATGAAACTGTCGGATAGATGGCCCGCCGCCACAGATAAGAACTTTGTCCTTACGTTTGCGCGCACCGTTTTTTAGTTTTGTAATCCACGGTGCGGGGTCGTCTTTATTAATTTCGTAGTGTGATTTTAACTGCTCGTCATCGACGGAGCAGACCAGCTTAATAGCCATCTAACCTCTTCAGGAAAAAGTGGGAGGCCCCAGGATAGAGGCCCCCCGTCGCTAATTAAGCGAGTGTGTCGCGGTCCACTTCATTCGGACCCAGCTTCGCAGTCATGTCGGTCATAAACGCGATGACGCGCACTTTACCGGTGGCAACAGCGGTGTCTCCGGCGGTGGCCAGCTTGACGTCAATCGTGTCAGCAGCCGAGGCCGGGTTCACAGTGTTGGCACCGAACGGAGCTAGGCCGTTCGACCCGATGGCGAGAAAGCCCGTGCTGGTGGCGTCACCGCCGTCGATGAAGTCATCACCGGCAGCGATGTCGATGTCGAGCGTGCAGACCGAGCTATTCGCAGCGACCAGCACTTCGGCAGCGGCACCATGCAACATGGTGTTGGCAGGGACATCGATGACTTGGAAGACGTCGCCAGCCGCCAGAGCGGAGCCTTTCGCGGTGGTGGCCTCCGCAAAGTCGAGCGTGAACTCGACCGTGTACGGGATTTGGGCACCCATGCGAGCCTTGTGGTTAATGGAGGTGGCGGCAGCGTTGCCCACGCCACCTACGGTCATATCAACAGTAGCCATGATAAACCTCCTTAACTGTGCAAGTTATAGGCAGCAGTCACAATCGCCTCGGGGCGAAGCAACTTACGGCCGTAGAGATGCAGCCCACGGACGACGTCGCTGAACGAATCGTTGTCACGATAGGACTCAACTTTCTCGATCTGCGAGGCAGTAGCGACGGCCGACTCGTGGCCGGCGATGACAACGCCGAAGTTCGAGGAAGAGCCAGCAGCAGCAACGGTGCCAGGACCGGTGCCGACCGACGGCAGGTTGTTGGACATGTACACGCGGAAGCCACGGATCAGGCCGGAGATAATCTGGCCGTTCCGCAGGATGTCGCCCGCATCTTGACCGCCAGCGAAGTCGTTGTTCAACAGCTTGCTGTTTTCGTCGTTCAAGATCTCGGCGAACACCGGGTCGATCACAACCCAGCGACCGTCGCGGTCCACGTTCTGTTGGTCCAACTTGCGGGCCATGCGGTTCAAGATCGCCAGGGCCGACGAGTTGGTGCTGGTCACGGACGAGGTGATCGGGATCGAGTTAGCGGTGGTCGAACCGATACCCATGTCGGTGGAGGTCAGCTTCATGCTGTTAAGCAGGCCGTCGGCGTCGACAGTGCTGATCGGATCGGTGCCGGCTTTGTCACCAGCGACACGAGCCGTGCTGGCATTGGCGTGCAGCGAGGCTTGCTTGAAGCCGGCCATGTAACCCAGAACTTCTTGGTCGTATTGATCGCGCAGGCGGTAGCCGGCACGGTCGGTGGCCAAGGACTCGAAGTTGACGTGGCTGTGGGCTTCTTCGATGTCGTCGATTTTGAAAGCGAAGTAGTTCGCCTGGTCAACGACGAGGGTGAAGTCTTCATCGTCCAACTCTTGCGGGACGATTTGAGTGCCGCGCGAATATTCTTGCACGGAGATCTCGGGTTCTTTGATAATGCGGACAGTGTCACCGAAGTTAGCGATCTCACCGAAGTAGTCGCTGTTGGTGATGTCCTCGACAACGCTGGTTTTACGAAACGCCTGCTGGACCTTCTTGCTGTAAATAATTGGCGAGAAGTTACCATTAGGCAGGTTAGCGTAACCAGCGGCTGAACGGAAAGCCATTGGTTCCTCCTATGGTTGTGCTTTCTGATAAAGTCCAGGGCATTCGTCACTTGCTGGGTGTCCGCGAGGCGGGGCCGGCGTGTCGAAAGGTAGCTAGGCTTGCGGGTAGATATGTAAGTTGCGTAGCTCGGATTGCTCGACGAGGGACAACTTACAATTGTATTGACAGTTTATAGTTATACTAATTTTTGTAGAACTGTCAAGTGTTTTTTAGCGGGCAGCACCGGTGATGTCGAAAACGAAGGTGCCGGCACGGATCGACTCTTCGATATCGTCGGCCAGTCGCTCGTATTCGCGCTGCGACATCTTCTTGACCATCGACTCAGAGTACTTGCCGCGTTGACCGGCTCGCTCATCGGCCTGGCTGCGACCGCGCGGATTGACGGTCTCGGCAGCATCAGCTTTAGCAGACGCCTGCTTCTTGCGCGATTTGACCTCTGCTTTGTATAGCGTGATCGCTTTCGAGCAAGACACGGCATCGTCTTCGTTGTCGTAGAGGGCGCTCTGTACCCACTTCGGCTGCACGGACGCCCACTCGTGGAACTCGGGGTCCTGCCGGATTTTGTCGAAGTCAGGGTGCAGTTCTTTTAGCTCCTGCTCTGCCTTCTGCCGGTTGATGTTACGGCGCATGTCTTTGAGTTGCGCCATCTCTTTTTCGAGCGACTGCGCGGTTTCCTGGGACTTTTTAAGAGCGATGGTCTCTACCATCTGCGCAACGTCAGGGTATTTACGACTCCACTCTTCTAGCTCGTCCTCAGTTTTCGGCATACGCATCTCTTTCTTAGAGATAGCATCTAGCTGCTCTTGCATACGCGCGAGTTCTTTTTTATGTTCTTCTTGCTGCTTTTGCGAGTGGCGGCGCAGATCACCGTAGCGTTTTTTGAAGGTTGCCTCTTCGGCATCTAGCCCGGTAGTATCGTCGTTGTCCGGGTCCTCTACGCTCTCTTGCTGATCGCGAGCGTTGCGCGCTTCAATCAGTTCTTGTAGCTCTCGCTCTTCGTCTTGCGCTCGGCGATATCGGCGCTTCGCCTGTACAACGTGCCCTTTTACGGACGGGTTAGCTTCGGGCTCGTGTTCTGTTTCCATAGACATGTGAGTCTCCTCGTTGGGGGCCGCAAGTAGCCTGCCCGACTGGCAGGGGTGTTGGGTAGCCCATCATCATTCTTCGGGTTGTTGTGCCTCGTCAAAATCATCTTCCTCGTCATCCATTGTATCGCGTTCTTCGCCGCGACGTGCTGCCTCTAATTGCTCTCTTTCGTAACTAGATAATTTATTATATTCCGACATCGGGCCAAACATGCTGACATTCCCAAGCTGATCTACATATTTGCCAGTGCTTAAATCATACCCGCCCTTGCCGTCTTCACCTCCCGCAAGCTCCTGCCCTTCGGGTCCGATGCCTCTCTGTGCATCGCGCATACGTTCTAAGTCCTCGGCAGTGCCGTCAAAGTTACCAGTAACAGACTTCATCAAACCGAAGGGCGTCTCGGTTGTGCCAATAGACACAAGCTCACCGTCGATGCTAAAAACATTTTCGTTGTTTTTTGCGTAATTTTCTAAATGCTGTTCCATAACATTTTGAGTTACGAAGTCGAGCGGCCCG